CAACAGATCATTGATAATTAAAACACGCTCATCTACCGAGACACTAGCAGCAGGAAGGAAATAAAGAGGCTCAGAAGCGTCAAGCAGAAGGTCCAAAAGAGTAACACCCCCTTCTTTGCTCGTTGTTTCAGTTCCTGCGCTTCTCGGATCAATGTATCGTTCTGCAATCTCCTCGCGTTTGTCAGCATGTGTTTCTAGGCTCCAAACCAGTTCAGTGTACTCGTTTACTCCGCGGCCAGCTCCGCTTCTCTGTGCAGGACCAGGTCTTCCGTCAGCCTTGTCACTAGGTAGCGACCATTCACCGTAGCTTTGATCTGGCCATTCGCGGTAGATCCAGATTGTGCCGTGCTTGTCCACTCTTGCCCAGAGCATAAACCAGTTTCGGGCTCCTGCCGGATCTGCCACCATGTAATTGGTGCCTTCCGGGCATCTATCGGTGACACTATCGGTGAACACGTTCCGATCACCGAACATAGGAAACTGACTGCCGGCAGTCTGCTCAGCCCAGCCGTAAGCACGGATCTTGATGTCGTGCGTGCTGCGTCCCTTCAGTGTCTGGCACATCCGTTCCCAATTGTTGTAGGGGTTGAGCTTTGAGTGAAACCAAATGCAACCGTGCTTCCCGTACACACCTTCCGCGGTGTAGGGCATGTGCCCCTTTGGTACACCGATGACGTTGTTGTTGGGCAGAAGTTCACTTTCCTTCCAGCTCTTGATCCTGGCTGTGGAGATAAATTCCTTCACAGTCTGTGTGTAGCCAAGGATCGGTGTAAAGGTAACGAGCAGCTTCCCGTTGCGGGTGACCAAACGGTAACGAAGCGTCTCTAGCCAGTCAGCCGGCACAAGCTCATCGCACCAAACCAAGTCTACTTCGCCACCCTCGACGACTTTGATGTCTTGAGCGTAGTTAAGGAACCAAATCTGGTTGCCGTTGTAGACTGCCGTGTTGTCCGAAAAGCCGTTCTTCTGGGTCCAGCTAACCTGGGTGTGTTTGTTGCGCTTGGCTTCCTTGAGTTCCGGTGGAAGATACTTGTGAAACACGTTCTGCTGCATGGACACGCTTGTCATGTTGGTCGTGTGCAGGCACCAGATGTTGAGGCCACGCTTCTTAAACTTCTCCTTCACCCAGTCAGGAGCAAAGCCGTTCAAATCTACACCCACAAACGCCTGAGCAATCCGCTTGGCAGCGTACTCAGTCTTCCCAGCTCGGTTGCCTCCGAGGATAAGCAGCTCCGAGTGAGCGTTGAGTAGTGAGTCAGCATCCTTCCATGAATTAAGCTCAGTGCCGTACCGGTGTGGGTCAGCAAGCTCAGCCTTCACACGCTGTTCCCGCATCAGGAAGAGGCGCATGACTTCTTCCGGGCCCACATTATCGATCATCTGCTGGCGCTGCTCCTGGTTGGGAGCCGGCATCAGGGGGTGCTCGATGAGCGGGAAGTTGAGAATTTTGTGGATCAGCTTATTTTTTTGCTCTTCAGGAATTGACATGGCGTTTGTTTTCTGGGAAGTTTCCCGTGCTCTCTGACATAAGAGGGCCGTGTAGCCACTGGTCAACCTGAAAGACGGACCCACTGGATGAAGACATGGTTCCGGGTATTCCTCTCGACCCGGATTAAAGATCACTGACGCTCAAGAGTCAGTGAGTGCTGCATAGTCACCCACGATAGAGGTAATGCTAGGCTGAACGGGTAGCCATGGGCAAAGACTATGATATGCGACGCGATACGGTGACTTTTATACGGAAGTATCACGCTTCAATGAGCACTACCCCCAATTCTAGGTGGCTAACACTCAGTCTTGGGGGTACTATGCTCAGACTCAAGGTTCCTATTACCGGAAGTATTTAGCTTCTACTTGGGAGACCAGCGGTAGCTGGGCGACCGTTACTCCGTAGGGTCCGTCAGAGGGCCCGGAGGAGTAACAAGTAGCCAACATAGCTTAACAGGCTCCTTAGTGATTAGGTACACCTAGCCTAGGTAGAGGCAGCCGTCTTTGACGGAGATCACTTGGTTAAGTTTAACCTGGTGGCACTTTCCTCCGACAAACACCGTTCCCAACGTATCAGTCTCCACATAGCGCTGGTTCTGGTGCTTCTTGAGCACCGTTGCCGTCCTGACTGCTCCGTCTAAGAGCGCCGGTCGCGTTATAACTGGCTCATCTTCCGTTTTAACCGCGGCTACAGGCACTATAATCGGCTCCAAAGCCTGTTTATGCTCCACTATAGCAGGATCAACGACACTTAAAACGATCACTTGATCGGTTATAACGTCACTTAAACTGACTTGAGCGTTGTTTAAGTCACCAAGATCGTTCTTAACACAAGTCTTAGCGTTAAGATCGCTGCTAAGATCAAACAAGCCGGTCTTAAACATGACACGGCTGCCAAAGCCGGTCTTCTGCCGCTTGTAGTCCACGCCTTCCGTGTACTTGCTCAAGTCATATTCAGCACCCAACTTCGCCTTCACTTGTTTTTCATGTACTGTAAATTTCATACGCATACCGGTCCTACGAACCAAAGTGTTCAATTTTTATACACACTAGACACGGCAAAAAGACGCCCAGTCTGCACAAGCAAACCGGCTGCAACTTAGCGCCACCTAGACCTGGTACTCAATCAGGGGAAAGGTGACGTTGGTCACAGGGGCAATATGCCCACGTCCTTTTTCAGCCAACACAACGTGCCACTCGAAGATGTAGCCACACAGTAGAGGGGCGTCAAGCAGGAGAGTGCAAAGAGGTGCGCCAGTGGTGCTACAGCACAGAAGCGGTAGCGGGTGCGCACAGAGAAGTAGGGCCGCCATTGGGGGCAAAAATTTTCAGATGGGGGGATGAGTTGTAGCTAAAGTTCCAGGACAGAAGCCGACCCCCTCCCCCCCTTTGGGTTCCGGTCTAAGACGGTGGCTGCGCTGTTCAGCTTGTCACGTTTTGTGTCACGTTTCAGCGATTCACTGGCACAAAAGCCGACTTTTACTCTGTAAACCTGGCCTAGGTGAATAGAACTACCAGAGGGATTCACCATGCACAAAGGGCCGCAGAGGGCCGCATGGCAGGGGAGCAGCGAGGGCCGCGCGGGGTTGCTTGTGGGGCGAGGGCGTCGCTACGCATCCCTTCCCCTCTTTTGTTATCTATCGGCCATGCTCCGTCCGATTCGGCACAAGCGCACACATGTCGCACCCCGCACCTGCACGCACTCGGCACTCTCTGCACCTGCGCATCAGGTCGGCACCCTCTCAATCTTTCTTCACTTTTTCGCTAAACCTTCGCGCACACCCAGCCGATAGTCTACACGTCGCCGGCATTCCGCGGGCGTCTAACAAACTAAAAAACAAATGATCCATCTCACCCTCAAATCCGCCAACGTCAAAACGGGCCCGATACCCGTCTCCACGTCCGCCGCCGATACCTGCCCCGATGCTTGCCCGCTCAAGGCTGGTGGATGTTACGCCAAATCCGGCCCCTTAGGCATGCATTGGCAAAAGGTCACCAAAGGGCAAAGGGGCGCAAACCTTACGGCTTTCGTCCAGGCCGTGCGCAAACTAGACGCTGGCCAGATTTGGCGTCACAACCAGGCAGGTGACCTATCGGGCAAAGGCGACCGCATCAACACACGGGAGTTGTCTCGCATTGTGCGCGCAAACACTGGCCGCAGAGGTTACACCTACACACACAAGCCGCCCACCCTTGGCAATAATGGCAAGGCGATTGCCAACGCCAACGCCAACGGTTTTACCATCAACCTGTCAGGAAATAGCCTCTTACATGCCGACGAACTAAAAGCGCTTGCCATCGGTCCTGTGGTTGCCATTGTGCCAGAGGATGCACCTGATAAAGGCACAACTCCTGCGGGAAACCGTTGGATCACGTGCCCGGCACAAACTCGGGAGGGTGTCACCTGTCAAACCTGCAAACTGTGTAGCGTGGCCACTAGATCGGTGATCGTGGCGTTCAAGGCGCACGGGACATCGAAGCGCAAAGCTGCAGCCATTGCAAACGCCTAAGAATATGACCAAATCCGACCTCAAATCCGTCCTCTATTCCATCGTTGCACGTTGCCATGTTGCCGACTCACAAGAGGACGTGCTCAAATATGCTCAGAGCCGGCTTAAGCCTGGACATTGGGAAAAGCAAACTCCCGAGTATCAAGGGGCCTTTGCGCAAGCCTGTGCCGAACTGCACGAAGAAAACCGCCACCTTTACACGTCAGTAATGAAGGGAACCCTCTAGCATGAACACCCGCAAACATACCTTGGCCATCCGTGCCGCTTCCCTCGCCCTTGTGGCGGGCGACTGCTGGCTCCTTACCTGTTACCCCACGCCGGCGACTGCCGTCCTGCTTTGGGCCATGGCTTCCATGGCGCTTGTCGTCGCCATTGCACCTTGCCCTTCACGCTTCCGACTATGAGCGATCGTCTCTTAGAGGCCCTTTGCCTTTACTTCGTCTTATCGGTCCTCTTCAAGGACTAGCAACCCGCCACACACACAAAGGGGCCTCCTCACAAGGGAGGCCCTTTTTGCTGCCCCAATTCGTCCCGCTTTGCCCCTTTGATTGCTGGCCAGGCTGGCCAGGTTTGCACCTTCGCCACCCGTTGCCCTTCGCTTCGCTGGCCTCTGCACCCGTTGCCGGTGTCGCACCCGTCGCCATGCTCGCACCCGTGAAACGAGTTGGCCAGTGTGCCGACGCTTGGACGCTCGGACCGATGCACCCGCCTAGGCACGCACGCCCACGCACGCACGCACGCTCACCCAGGCACGGGGGCCGGTGAGGCCCTTATTGGGTGACAGGGCAGCCTTCCAATAGAAGGAGACTATTTTGATTTTCAATTTCTGATTTCAATTTTGAATTTGAAATTTGAAATTTGAATTTGATTTTGGATTTTGAATTTGGATTTGGATTTTACTCTTCCTCCTCTTCCTCTTCAATCTCCACGTCTACAGGGCTGTCACTCCACTGCATAGCCTGGTACATGCGCGCAAACAGGCTACCTGAGCCGGCGTCATATGTCTGATAGCTGTCAGTGTCACTGTCGTGTGCCAGGATCTGCACACAGTCAAAGTGCTCACCAATCTCGGCTGCGAGCCTGTCAATGTAAGCCTGCTTCTCTTCGGGTGTCATAGTTTTTCAACTTGGTAATGAGTAGCCATGACGCTCTTGCCGTCATTCGTGGTGGCTCTGTACTTCTTAACCGCCCACTTCTTACGGCTGGCTAGGCTTAGCGTAGCAGTGCGTTTTGAGCCTAGCATATCCATGAGCTGCCACAGTGTGTACCAACCTTCTGGAGCCGGCTCACCAAGTACTTCAGCCCGCAATTGTTCGAGTAGCGTTTTTTTCATATTGGTAGTCTAAAGTCGCTGCCCTTTGTTTCCTTAGCCAGCCATACCACAGTCTCCGTGTCGCAATACTCTCCCCAGGCAAAGCCGCGGCTCCACGATGTTGTTGCTCTCCGGTTGGCTGCGTACCCCATGGCATCCTTATCTCCAAGCCAGCCCACACAGTAGCCTGTTGGATGTGCTCTGTTCCTGCCTTCAGCCTGCTGCACCCGGTGTAGGTGTGCTATGACCACCTTGCTTGCTGTGCCTCCACACACAGCTTCAGCATGATCCCTCACGGCAGCCTCGTTGACCATGTAGCCGTGGCCAAACAATGTGTCACCAAGCTGTCGCCAACCGTTCTGGAAATTGTAGTCGATGACCTCACACTTCATCCGCGTGGCCTGGTCAGTGATTTGACTCATGACTCTGGCCGCCAATGCGCTGACTATGGCCTTGGGTGACTCCATCAAAGTGTTGAGTCGGGCCTCGTGATTGCCTAAGAAATACTTCTGCGGCTCAAGCTGATGCAGAAACGCCAGCCCATCTTGCAGGTCACCCTCAGGGTCAGCGGACTCATCTGAGGTTCCTGCTGCACCAGCCCGAAGACATGCTAGATCTATAGCATCACCAAGATGAATGGTGGTCGCTGGCTTCCATCGCTTTTTGAAAGCCAACACACGTTTAAGAAGCTGTTGATCTGCATGGTGCCCATGTGAGCACCCTACAGCCATAAACCGCTTCCATGTGCGGACGATGTTAGCCATTCATTTTGATATATCTCTCCACGCCTGCACTATTTCAACCCTAATCTCATTTGGACAACCAAATAGCTTGACCTCGCGCCAGTCCTGGCTTGGCAGTTTCTCTCCCACATGCGTGTTGAGCACCTGATTGTTTGGCAGGTTGCCTATGCGATGAACCACACAGGTGCCATCATCAGACACCTGCGCAATGTAGCCATACTTGTCGAAGATCGTCTTCATAGCAGCAGATTCTCGATCTCATCGTGCAACTGGTCATTCATGGTGTCCCGTTCTTCCATAACTTCAGCCGCTTTATCGTCAGCGTGCTTTTGGCTGTAAGCGATGATGAGGCCGGCGTCCGTGTCATAGACGAACGCATTCTTCCAGTCAGCCCGGCAGCGGATACCTGACGCAGCGTGTTGCCACTGAGGCTGTGCCCAGTTAACAAACTGTGGTGGTAGTTTTTTCACAGGAATGTATTTCAGTTTGTAGTTTGAGTTTAGGAAGCGTGTCCGTGATGTAGCTTTGGTCAATGAAGCGCACCCGGTTAGTAGGCTGGATCGTTAGCCGGCCACAATTAAGCTGCACAAAGATAAACTCCTTGTCTTGCTCAGGAGCATCAGACCAGCCGTCATGCAGGTGGGCAGTCGAGAACAGGTACTTTCCGTTTAGCAACATGCCAGAAATCCGCACACAAACTTCCATTTCACGCAGAATAGAGTTTTGCAACACGGCAAAGTTGTAACTATAGCAGTCCCAGAGTTGTGCATCTGCGAGCGTCCAGTCGTCTTCCACTGTGTCCTCACTAAATGCCACCGCATGAGGCGGGATGTTCCTGTATAGCGCGCCACCGTCACGCAGGATGACGTTAATGCCCCATGCTCGCCCAGGGATAGCCGTCAGGCCCACCCACATGGCTTCCACTAGGCCAACAGGCTCCTCGTGCGTGTAGTAGCTATCCACCCAGATGTAACGGTGCGTTGGCAGTGCGCCGATCTTTGTGTAGTTCATTTCGGCTTCATTGCTGCCATGAACGCATCACCTACCTCCGCGGTAGTGTGGACGTGTACATGCTGGTGTAGGCTCTCAACGCCACTTTTGTTCTTCTCCATTGCCATCAGCTTGTCCGTGGCAATGCCCAGTGCCAGCACAGAGTCCTTGGCACTCATCTCTGGCATCAGCTCGATCACCCTGTCAGCGGACAGGTCAGCCACTTGATGCAGCTTTTCCCGCAGGCTGATCTGGCGCATCTTCTCCCTAAACTGGCTGTCCACATCAAGGCCATGTGATTTGATCTGGTGAGCTACAGTCTTACTGACACCAGTCTGCTCCTCGATACCGCGGACACTGACACCCTGGCAGTACAGTTCGATCACACGCTTACGCAGATCCTCAGAGACGCCGGCCAGAGCGCCCTTGCCGTCCACCTTCTCTATCTGCACACCCATGACGTGGTCCTCGATCTTGACTCCTTTGAGCCCAGCCAACTGCCGCGCTCTACTTTCCGCTGAGCGGTACACCTTCTTTTTTGGTTTCGGTTTCTCGTCTTTCATTTTTTGACTGTTGTTCAATAATAAGCTTTAGTTCTTGAATCTGCCTGAGTTGCCTGCGAATAGCCGCTTCGTACTCAGGGATGATTACTTCGCAGCAAAGGCAGTTAGTAGGGACTTGATCCGATTCCATAGTGTTGGTTTTGTAGGTTGTTGTTCTGTGACAGCAGCAATGTGCTTGCGCTTGTTTGGTTTGCTGGTGACCGGCTTACTTAGCCGCACCTGTTCAATCTCAGCGGCAACATAGTATTTGCAGCGTCCGATCTTGATACTGCTAAAGTCGCCACGCTTCTCACGATACAGGAGCGTCTGCCAGTGGCAGCCCAGCTTCTTGCACGCTGCTTGTCGCGTTAGCAGCCGCGAGCCGCTCGGCTTTTTTGGCTGCCTTCCAATCACGGACTCGTTGGAGCTGTTCTGCTCGCTGCTCTGGGCTTTGCTTGGCTCTCCAGTCTTTGCTGCGTTGACGGGCCTCTTGTTTGTTTTTGGCTGCATATAGTCTGTTGAATTCATTCTTTCTTTGTCTTCTTTCTTCCTTGGTGAATGTGGCTTTGCGACCTGGCTTGTGCCGGTCACGCGGCACTGTGACAGCAGGTTTATCCCGTGGCACTTTTATTGGTCGGTCAACCGGGTCCTTAGCTTTAGGCTTTTCTTCAACCTTTTTCATTGGCCGATTCTCGATGAACTTGCCTTTGAAGTTGTACGATATGCCACGTTTCTTCTCCCACTCCCTGAGCGCCTTCATCATGGAGCCCATGGTAGTGTCCATGTTCGGCATGTACACGCTGCCGTCTGCCGGTAGCATGTCCTGCATTGCGATTGTTCTCTGTGCTGCAAATCTCATATGTTTAGGTATTTAGGAATGATGCTGTTCTGCCGTTGAACCGGAGGTGTGTGCTCACACCACAAGGTCCGTTGCGTTGGAAAGGTATATTCACTTTTCGGTTCTCTTCGCCATCTATTTCGATGGCCATGATGCAGGTGGCGTCCTGCTGGATGGCACGGGACTCCCGAGCTTTGCCTTGCTCGTTCAGTTGCGTGATCCCAATCACAAGACATCCCAACTCAAGTCCTAGCAAACGCAACGACCTAGACACCTCGGCCACCTCACGCTCACGGGTGGAGTCTTTGCCAAGCTCACACCGCACAAGCTGGATGTAGTCTACAAAGATCACACCCAGGCCAATGCTGCTCTTGCTCATCGAGCGGGCCACAGAGCAGATACTGGCAATGTCGTACAGGTCATCCCGAATGATCAGGTTGGCCCTGTGCAGCACGTTGAGAGCACGTTGCATTCCCATCAGTTCATGTTCAGATTTCACACCTTCTGCCAAGGCTCGGAGGCTGACATTGCCAAGGCGAGCCACTAGGCGGTCGATGATTTGAGAGGCTGGCATCTCCAGCGAGATGATGAGGACACCCTTTTTCATTCTTTGTTGTAGCCCTTGTGGATTTCCTTTGAGTTATGTGTCTTCTGGCCGGTGTACTTTGTCACCAGAAAGTCCACGAAGACTTCCTCCGTTGACATGTGTATGGGCTGTGTAGCCAAGTGATCAATTAGATCCTGGCAGTTCTGCTTGCTGCCAATCAGTAGGACTTCCTGCACGATCTTTGGCCTAGGGAGATGCTCGTAGCCGTCATTGGTTATGCTGCGCCGAAGTGCGACGTACTCTTTCATTCCGCATCCTCCCATTTGCCAAGCGCCCGCAAATATGCTTCCGCCCATTGGAGGTCTGAAAGCTTCCAAATTGGCTTATGCCCATCTTTGAATAGTTGACGCCCATACTCATCCCATATGGCTTGCTGCTCGACAGTAGCGTTTTCCCCGCAAGTTTTAACTGCCATAATTGTGTGCGCCTTATCTTGGGCATCGCGATTGGCCAAAAAATCCGCATCAATCCCAGTAAATTCTTTTATTGCCGCGTTGATTTGTTCGTTAGTCATTGAGTGCCTCCAGTTCGCATCTGATCTTTTGCCGTGCCTTGGCCACCTCGACCTGAAAGTGCTTCCAGCAATCTCGCTGGATCATCTGAGCTACAGGATCACGGTCTTGCACTGCTGCGTAGTGACGGGCAAACGCCTCCAGTAGGCTGTCCAGTTGTTTGAGCAGTGCGGTCATTAGTATTTTGGAAGGATGAGTTTGAACTCCGGCAATCCAGGCCATGCCTGTGCAATCTGACACCGCTTAAAATGAGCCAGCTCCTCGTCAATCTTGGAATTGGCCTGTTCAAGAATTTCGCTACCGGCACGCATGAACTGCGCTAGATGCGGGGCCTCAGTGTCCACAACGAGGAACCAGAAGCCTGGCACCTCATCCATCTTTGCAGCCTGCATCAGACCGTACTGATACCAAGCGGCTTGGACATCATAACGGAAGCGATTGAATGATGACTCAAAGTTGGAGATACCTGCAATCGTCTTAAGATCCACCAAGCACGTCTCCCCATTGATCTGTGCTATCATGTCAGGACGGCCCTTGCACTTCACTCCGTCACGCTCCCAAAAAAGCGACGTTTCGATGTTGTCGTCATCATAGACGCAGTGCTCCATAAGCGGCTCACACGCCTTGAAGCATCCTGTGATGATGGCAGCCTCGTCACGGGTGACGATGGTCTTACCGATGTTGTTCTCGCAAAAGATCTGCCACTCCTCCTTGCCGGCCTTGGTGCGGCGGTCCACCTCAGGCCCTACTGCGTAGTCGCAGCGACCTTCGAGGACAAGGCTGTGGATCAGTGTGCCCATCTCCATTGAGCGGGATGGCTTCCACTCCTGCGCCTTGCGGTGCAGGTAGTAGGATGGAGCAACAGCAAAGTTGTCCAGTTCGTGTTTGCTGAGCCCGCTCATCTGGCGGTACTCAGCCATGGGTGTGTTTCTTAGAATCATATCAGTTGTTTGATTTTGCTGTGTAGGTCTTCGATGGTGCCATCGTTGACTATCTCTATGTCGGCAGCCACCTCGCACTGCTTTAGCTCGGATTCGTGATTTTCTGAAATAATTCCAGGCCGCACGATGCGGACGATGATGCCGCCCTTCCCGCGGATGTAGTCAGCTTCGTTCTGAAAGCGGACATCCGTGTAGACAACGTGGTTTCTGTGGCCGGTCCACTTTTCGATGTACGCAATCCAGTGGTAAGGATCGTACTTGCGAGCTGCCATGCCCAGGTCTTGAAGCAGTGCCCTGCCGCGCTCATCTTTTTCGCCTGTCCATCCAAACTTGCGGGCAAGAAACTTTAGCTCGTCAGCAAACGCTGCACGGGTGTAGCCCAATTCGTAAAGCGCCTTGGCCGCCGTGTCCTTGCCGGAGCCTGCCAGGCCGATGAGTCCGATTTGTTTCATGGATTCACCTCCAGTGCGCCACAGGCTACAACGCCCCCGTGTTGGTTGCGGATCAGCTTCGATGGCGAGCACAGATCCTTGCGATCAGGCAGGTGCATCCTTACCATGCTGGCAACAATGTACATGGTATCTGGTGCAGGATCAGGGACATTGCTGATGCCTAGGTTCTTGCTGACCATGAGCGGGATACCATTCACTTCGCCCACGTTGCAGAGTTGAGTGTTCACCCTGGCAATGGAGCCAGAAGGCATGATGGTTTCGTGACCACTGATCACGATAGGGTGCGGAGTTAGATTAACTAGGTTCATTGAGGATGTTTGCTATGATGTTGATGGCGAGCATGGTTTTACCGGATTTCTCTGGCCCACCGATGACTAGGAAGTCACCGTATCTGATAGGCGTTAGGTTATCGAGCTTGTCGTAGCCGGTGCGGATACGCTGCGTGAGGTCGTCTCCTTCTTGGTAGCGAGTGATCGCATCCATGATGAGGGCCTTGGTGTCGAGCACTGCCGGCGGGTGCAGTTCACCGCGGACCTTCTCGATGCCCAAGTGTAGCGTGTTGACCAACTCAGCAGTGCTGATGCTAGGCGACTCCAGATGCTTCTGCCCCTCGGACAAGATCGCGGACAGAGCGCGGCGTTTTGCGGCGGACTTGACGATACCCATCAACTCCCTAAGAGCAGAGGGAATCGGCATGAGCGTGTACAGGTCAGTCAGTTGGTGAAACTGAAAGTCGGGCAGCTTGCCACGGACGTGCTCGAACACGATTCTAGCGTCACACACTGCCCGCCTGGACACCTGATCAAGCACAATCTCCACGACATACCGGCTTACCAAGTCAGCCATGAAGGCTGGATTGAAGCCGGCATCCGAGACTGCGTTGAGCACAAGCTCAGGGTTATTTAACGTAATGCTGGCTATGCCACGCTCGCTCTCGATGGGTGGCTCCATTACCAGCCTTGCTGTGACGTGTTGCTAGCCTCAAGTAGTGAGCCAGAACGGCCCCTCAGAGGTTGCCGCTTCTCTCCCTGCGCCCTGCACATCCAGGCATTCAGGAAGCGTCCCATGCCGCGACGGGTCTTCCGCTTTGGCGGGTTAGTCTCCACCCAGAGGCGAGCCAACTCAAGCTCACGGTCTACCATTGTTTTACCGAATGCAGAACAGAAGTCAGAGTACAGATTTGCAGGGATGGAGTAGAATCCGTCAGTGCAGCGAAACTGGCCAGCTATGTCCTGTGGCTGCTCTTCCGCAGGCTCAGGTGGCTTAACCTCAGGCAGAGCGTCATCAGGCTCAACGCGCCACTGTGGCTCCTCCTCTGTCACAGCGGTTGGCTGCGGAGCCTCAACAGGCACAGGCTGCTCAATGGCAATAGGGATAGAGATGTCCATGACAGTCCCGTTGCTGTGAGTGATCTTAATCGTGATGTTCATATTAAGCCTTCGATTGCCCTTTGTTGCCCTTGTTGCCGATGCGACTGACAGCGTGTTTCTGGCTATAGCCACATAGCATTAGGCCATGGACAAGTTCCTCGTCAGTTGGCTTATTCCAGACTGGACGCTTGAGATAATGGTCGAGATGTGACCACCGTTCGGTTGCTATTCGTCCACCAAACCAGTCCCACCACACGATGTGCGCGACCTCGCACCGGTACGCCCTTGGAACCTGAGCCACCCGTGCCTTCCAGGTTGCTGGTGAAATCTGTCGCTTTGCTGTCATTTCTGCATTTGATTTTGGCATATAGTTTGTT